TATGTCTGTTTGGAAAAATAGATTATGGATTGCTACTGATAATACTTTATTAGCTAGTAGAACAAATTCTTTTTACAATTATTGGGTTGATGATGTTAATAACGTTACGGAATCAGATCCTATTGATATTCAAGCAAGTGTTGGAGCTTACAATCGCCTTAGTCATATTGTTCCATTTCAAAATATTCTTTTTGCTTTGAGTTCTGGATCTGTTCAGTTTGAAGTTCGTGGTGGATCAGCTGATGTTGGTATTTCTTTATTTAACGTTGAGTTTAGACCTACATCGTTTTTCTCTACGTCTAAACTTGTAAAACCACTAAAAATGAGTAACAATATCTTTTTTGTTAACTCCAGTAAACTTTATATGTATCTTAGTGGTAGTTCATTTAATGATGAGTACTCCACTTCTATGGATATAAGCCACCACTGTCGAGACTATTTGCCTCAAAACATTGGATCACTAAGTGTAAGCTCAGCTACTAATACACTGTTTTTAACAGATGAACAAAATCAAAACTATGTATATTTGTTTACATTTAGAACTAATGGTGATAAGATTGTTCAAAATGCTTTTCATAGGTGGATTTTCTCTAGCTTAGATAAAATCTGTGCTATGCAATCATACGAAAAAGATATGTATTTAATTTCAAAAAGGCCATCACAACCAGGTGTTACTCCTGTCTATAAGCTTTATCCATATTTTGTTTCATTAGAAAGCGTACCAATTACTACGCCTATGTTAGATGGGTTAATGTATTTAACACCAGATCCAACTCTAATTAACGGAAACAAAACAAGAATAGTATTATCTACTTATGATCCTGAAGTAACTAAGGTTATTTTAACTGGATCAGGTTGGTCTACTAGTCTTAAATACACAGATTTAAACATTGCTCCAGGTGATATTTCATTTAATGTTGGTTTAGGTGTTACTGAAGTTTTAATAAACGGGGATTATAGAACAAGTACAGTAGCAGTAGGCCGTCCCTATGAAATGAATGTAGAATTGTCTCAACAAACATTCCGTAGTCCAAACGATCCAAATAGTACCTATGAAGGTGTTTTAAACCTTAAACGAGTTACATTTAAACATCTTAATTCTGGTTCCTATGATGTTGTTATTCAACGACGTGGAAGAACAGACGCACCAGTAACTTTTTATCCTTTAGATATTAATAGTATTGTAGATAATGTAGGAAATCTAAAAATAGATACTGTTGGTGAACATTTAGTTAAGGTTTTAAGTTATTCTGAAGGTTGTAAGATTTTTGTAAAATCATCTTATCCTACACCATGTAATATCTCAAATATAGAAATTGTTGGTAACTTTAGATCATATAATACCAGCGTTGAATAAGGAGTCTTTATGCCCTGTTATAGTTATACTAGTGCAAACCCAGTTTTATATACAAACGTTATAAACACACAAACCATAGCTGGAACTGTTTATTCGTATTCAACTTTGGCTTTAATTTGTGAATTTCCAGTAGATGATCAGCTTCAAGTATTTAAGAAAAACTCTACAACCAACACTGAAGTACAGTTAGTTTATACTACAGACTTTACTATTAACACTACAAATGAAACAATTACTGTTTCTTCATCATTAGTTAATTACGATCAAATTGTTATTAAAAGAATAACACTTAGTGATAAAATGATTTATCGTTTTAATGATGGTGCTAAATTAACGGCAAAACAACTTAATGATTGTTTTCATCAGTTATTATTTGTAACTCAAGAAAAAGGATATTTAACTTCTACAGTTAATGTAAACTATCCAGTTTCAGTTGCTATTTCTGCTTGGAATAGCGGAACAACTTATGGTGTTGGTGAAATTATATCATACAATAATAAAATTTATAAATCAATTATTGCAAGTAATACTAATAACCTTCCAACCAATACAGCATCGTGGTCGGTAATCAATCCACAGCTAAATTCATTTGTTATTACTGGAAATCAAAATACAGTTGAGTTTGATCTGTTAAATCTTTCACTAAACTATACTCTTGTTTGGAATGGTAGTAAATTTGTAGCAGGACCAGTAGTATCTACAATCTCCAGTCTTACGGATGTTGATATAGCCCCAGTAAATAATAATGATGTTTTAATTTATGATACTAGTAATGGTAGCAAGTGGACAGCTAAGAGTCCATCTTTTAGTATAATTGAAACAAATCTTAAATTTGCTGATTATACTTTCTACAACCAAGTTAGAAGTACTTCTTACTTTAACCCAAGTAATCAAAACATTACTCTTACTGGTCCTGCTGTATCGGCAATGTCTGGATTTAAGGATACTAATAATCGTTGGGTTTTAACAGATGCTCCAACAGTTTATCACATTCTTAAAAACACAATACCAAATGGAACTGATCCTATTTCATTTTTTTCTACAGTTAGAACTGAATTAGACTTAGCTAATCAAAACCTTACAAATCCTATTAAACTAAAGTTTTATTGGAATTTAAATCACAATAGACAAAATATAAATGATTCTACTGTTAATCTAGGTAATATTCGCAAGGATGGAATTACAGATTATAAAGATAATTTAGGTAATTTTAAAACAGCATTTTGGCATAAGCCAGAAGAGTTATATACTACCGCTGGATATGATATAAGTACACCTAGTCCTCTTTTAAAACATGGCGTTACAGTTACTGGTTCTCCAAATATTACTTATTACTCAAGTCCCTATTTTACCTATAACTCAACTGATGTTGCTAGTACTTTTAAATCTAAGCTAGAGGGTTATGGTATTAAAGCTTTTTATCTTAGTGTACCTGAGTGTAAAGTAACTCATATTAATTTACCTGTAATTTTTAATAGTGGCGGTACTTATGTTTTTACACAACTAACAAATTTAGCCGCTTCGCAAAGCGCACTTAGTGTTGCTTTATCAACCCCAGGTAATGAATGGAACACTGAAGATAGTTCTATTACCGTTGAAAACGGAGTTAAAGATTATTATTTAATGGGTTTAAGAGACATGGCATTTGCAGCAGCACGTCCTAAATCAAGCCAAACATATAACTATATTGGAGATAATAGTAATACTACTGCTCCTAGAGGTAAAGTTTCCAATCACATTGCAAGATGGCAAAAAGGCAAAGATATTGGTGTTTGGTATTCAACAAGACTAGGAGCAACCCTAAGCCAATGGCGAAATATTCCTTATAAACGACTAGAAACAACAGACACTAGTCTTCCCGTTTTATGGAAAATTCCAGATCAAATTATTTACTTTAATAAACTAGCTCTTGCTGATTCTTTATCTTTGTCAGAAGAAGATGTATATGATTTAACTATGGATAGTCCAGGCAGTGTTACTCAAACAGGAGCTAGAGCTAAATTACGTTTTACAGGATACCATAGATTACAGATTAACGCTAATGCTAACTCATCAACTTCGCAGAATATTGAAGGGTTATATTATAAAGCAAATTCATTTTGGCAAGAATTTCAACAACGTTGGACAGAAGATACAGCCAGTAATGAGTATTTTAAATTTAATGAAGCAGATATTGATTGGTATTTTTATAATGTGAGTGAGCCATCAACTACACCAAAAGTTTATAGATCTGCTATAGATAATCCTCCTTTTACTGCTTGGAATCAAAATAATACAGCTAATAATGCTTCATTAATAGCTTTTCCTTGGGTATTTAGACCAAATGATATAAAAACTGGAATAGGACAATCTACAGCTGTTTCAAATATTGCGGCAATAGGTACAGGATTTTATAATATAGATGCTAATAAGTTGTTTAGTGAAGCTGATCAATTTATTGAAGATCCCTGTGATGAGTTTGTTTATCGTATTGTTAGTAAACCTAGTGTTGTTAATTATTTAAAACAAACAGGAGTCAAACATCTTAAGTCTAGTATTATTTTAGAGCATGGATTTTCAGATCTTCCTCAATCAAACGGCAACAGTGAAGTTACTACAACCCTTCAAACACAGTATCAAAATGTTGCAATTGAACCAACAACTAAACGTGCTTGGTCTAGGTTATTTGAAAGTAAGATTAAAATTTACATAAAAGATGAAAAAATAGAACAAATAGATAGTGTTAATTATTATGTAATTACTTTAGTAATAAGAATTCCACGACTAAAGTCAATCGGTTATTCTAAGATTTATAGAAAGTATACTTCTTCTATTGATAATCCACCTGAATATGCTACAAGTAGTTCAGATACTAACGCTGAACTTGGACCATGGACATACAATCTTTCACCAGTTGTAACTAGTACTCTTAGTATTGCAGATTGGCTGCCTAGTGTAAGTCCTGGTTACGGGGTTAATGAGGTAGATTTATTTAAACAAACTTTATCAGGAACCTCTATTACATCTCAATCATTAGGTTTTCTTGCTGGTTCTGGTTCTACGTTTGGAACAGCAACAGCACAATTTTATCCTTCAGCTATGGGACGTAATGAGGCTGCTGTTAAATTTACCAGTATTGGTTTACCAAGTAATCTTTGGATTCGATTGTCTGTTTTAAATACTGATGGTACTACAGCTTTAATTGATGGAACTAGTACTTACAGTGGATTTACATCAACAACCTTTAGTAATTAAGGAGAAATCTATGGAGGAAAAGAATCGTAATAGTCCAACAGTTGTACTTCAATGGTTTCAGCTTATTATATTAGCTATTGGTGTTGGTGGATTTTTTATTGATATCGGAAAAAGAAGTCAATTAATTGATAAAACTGATAAAGATTTAGCTGAGTTAAAGATTATTGTTCAAGATTTGGTTAAAGCCCAGATTCAAGTTTCATCTAATGATGCTCGTCACGGTGCAATGCTAGATGATTTAAAACAAAGAGTTATAGAATTGGAGAAACGTAAATGAAGTATTTTTTACTGTTAATATTATTTACCCTAGCAAGTTGCAAATCTCCAACTAAAACTATTGCAGAAAATGCAACTGTAGTTCAAGAGTCTGCACAGTCAAGTAAGGAACGCTTCCAAAAAATTGAAGAAGCCACTAAAACCGAGCTTATTGATGTAGAGTCAATCCAGTCTGAATCTCAAGCTGGAGTTCAAGAACAAGAAGTAATTATTAATCTAACTAAGTCTACTTTGGTTGCGTTAACTAAAGTAGAAGACGAAGTACCTTGGTGGGCAAGTTTATTAACTTATATTATGATTACCCTTAGTCTTATATCCATAGTATTCTTACTATGGTACACAGGTTTAGGTAATTTATTAAAAGGTATATTTTACTCACTAGGTTTATTTATTCCTAAGGCTAAACTAGAGCAAGCTGATATAGCACGGAAAGCTTTAGCGCAGGATAATCCTGCTACAGCACGGGAAATGGTAGCTGCACTCAGGGCATCTGATCCTGCCTTTGACGCGGCGTTCAAGAAAACAAAGGAGACAAAAAAATGACAACAGTATTAGCTAGTTTTGAATCGTTCCTCGGTAGTGTTTGGTTTGCTGGTATGCTTGCAGTAGTTGGTTATATCGTGGGCCATATCTTCCCAATCTCAAAGATTGCTGAGTTATTTGGTAAGAAGCCATGAAAGAAAAGTTAAATCAACTACAAGATCTTCTTTTAGATTGTTTGGTTAATGATCTACAAGATCCAGATCGACGTACACCAGGTTTGTATACCGTTATTAGAGGCATCCTCAGTGATCACAAGGATCAAGTAAACAAGATCCCAAGTGAATCTATAGAAGCCGTAGAGCAAGCTATTAAAGATGCTGCTCCATTTAAGATTAAGAAAGCAGCTTATTAATATGAAGATTACTTTTGCTAGTGTATTGTTTATTTCATCAGCCGCATGTGCTGAAGTTATTGTTGCTAATAATCCAGTTGTAGATACAGTTGGATTTTACTCAGATGCTTTTGATTCCAAGGGATCATATACTTATGCTCAAAGTGGAGCACAGGGTTTTGATCTTGAAGAAGCATATTCAACTTCATCTATTCGTTGGTGGGGTTCCATGAATGGTTTTAATGATCAAGGTTTAACCAATATTGATTGTTTCCAAATCATTGTGTGGAATACAGACTTTGAAACTCACGTAACAAACCAAAAGATTGATCTTTCAGGTATTACTGTTACTGCAACTGGTGATTATAATTTCTTTGGTCAACCAGTCTATGAGTTTTACGTTCCGTTTACATTCCAAGTTGCAGCAGGAAGTTACTTTATGAATATTGGTGCTCAACTTAATGATGCTATGGGTGATCAGTTTGTTTGGTCGCAAGGCCAAAATGTAAATCAGTTTTGGTTTACAGACGAAAATGTACAAAACAAGTGGGGTGATTGGCGCCCACTTCCTACCTTCATCGGCAATACCGCTGGTGGTGCATTTCAATTGAATGCTCCAACCCCAGGTGCTATTGCTTTGGTTGGTATGGCTGGTTTAATTAGTCGTCGTAGACGATAAGGAGATTGGATGAAGATTCCTCAAGAAGTATTAGATGATTTTAGAAACCATTTGTATTTTTGTTTTAAGCATCTTGGTCTTGGGGAACCTACCAAAATACAATACGAAATTGCACGAGAAATCCAAGAAGGTGCCAATGACTGTATCCTGACGGCAGGACGCGGTACTGGTAAGTCTACTATTACAGCTTGTTTAGCAAGTTGGGAGTGGCTTAAGGACCCAAACCTCACCTTCTTGGTTCTTTCTAATACTCAAGGCAAAGCTATAGACTTTGTTTCACAGGCTAGAAAGATCTTATCGGTAGTTCCGTATTGTCAATTCATGATCCCACGGGATCAGGATAAAGATAACGCACTTGGTTTTAACTTAGCGGTTAGAACCAAGTTTACACAAGATCTAAACTGTGCTGCCAGAGGTATCACAGGACAGATCACAGGTTTACACGCAGACCGTGTAGTACTTGACGATATTGAAGTTTCGGGTAAAAATGAAACCCCAGTAGGTAAAGAAACATTACTTAAGAAACTAGCAGAATTAGAGTCTATTAGAAATAAAGGTTCAAGAGTTATCTTCCTAGGTACTCCCCATTATCAGGACTCTGTTTATAATGTTCTTAAAGAATCCTACCCTATGATTAAGTATCCAGCCGAGATGCCAGACACCTCAGTACCCCATGAAGTCGAGGATGTGGCTCCTTGGGTCCTAGGATTGGATATAAAGCCAGGGGACGCTACACAGCCAGAGAGATTCGACCGAGATGAGCTAGCCTCCAGAGCGGCTAAAATCGGCCCTAGTCACTATGCCCTACAATACAAACTTATTACCAGCTTAGCGGACCAAGATAGATATCCTCTTAAGTTACGGGACCTAGTAGTATTGGATGTAGATCCAGAGGTAGGTCCAGATAAAATTGTATGGCAAGGTCAGAACCCAATGCCAGGAATTCCTGTGTTTGGAATTGCAGGAGATATAGTTCCAGTTCCTATGCATGTGTCTAATAACTACCTTAAGTATCAACACATGCATCTCTGTATTGACCCAAGTGGACGAGGTACAGACGAAACAGGACTTTGTGTAGCATCTGTCCTAAGTGGAACTATTTTTATACACGAACTAATAGGCATTAGTGGTGGCTATGATGATGGAACTTTAATGAAAATTGCTAAATTAGTTAATGAATATCAGATTCCCCTAGTTAGGGTAGAGTCTAACTTTGGTGATGGTTTGTTTACTAAAGTACTTACACCATTCCTAATCCAACACTGTGGTAGGGTTGGTATAGAAGAGTATAGAGTTACAGGTCAAAAAGAATTAAGAATTATATCTACTCTTGAGCCTGTAATGGCAATGCATAGATTGGTTATATCTAGAAAAGCAATTAAAGATCAAAACAATCAAATGCAAATTACAAGACTACACAGGGGCCGAGGAGCCTTAAAGCATGATGATCGGGTGGATGTGTTATCTGCTGCTGTGGAGTTTTATAAATCGCATATGTCTTTAGATACAAGCAAGGCATCCGAAGATATTAAACAAAAAGAATGGGAAAAAAGAGTTAAAGACTGGGCTAATAATTTTAGAGCCAGTGATTATGTTCCTTGCTCTGGAGCAACCCGAGTGGTTGCAACAAATCAAAAAAAGAAATCAAAAAACTCTAATAAACAATGGGGTTGGTAAGGAGATAACACATGGAACCAATGACAATGTTAGCTATTGGTGGAGCTGTTGCTGGTGGTCTTAGTTCAATCTTTGGAGGCAAAGCACAAGGTGCTGCTATACGAGCTCAAAACGAACAAGCTATGCGTAACTGGATTGCTAGTAACTCTCAAAAAACATTTGCAAATGCAAGAGAACAATTCCAATCTACTTATGCTTTTACTCAACAACTAAAGCGTAACTCAGCTATTGCTCAAAATGCCTATGCTTACCAGTATGATGCAATGAATGTTTTAGACGCTAATCGAACAATAGCTCAAACTGAAATGGCTAACTCTTTAAGTTCACAAAGAGCAGCTTTAACAAATGCTTTAATGAATAAAGGTATCTCTTCTTCGAGTGGCGCTTATGCTATGTTAGCTACAAGCCAAGCTTTAGATGCAATTGATAAATCAGGACAAGCCAATGCTGCTATTGAACAACAAAAAAACGAAATTAATAAACAATTTAATGCCATGATGTCCCAACAAACCGAAAATATATTTATGCCTAATATTCAACTTTATGATGAAGCTCCAACACTAGGTGATGCAAGTGCAGCTGAAGCTGGTGGTATGATTTCTGGTTTAGTGCAAATTGGTGGAGCTGTGGCTGGTGCTGCTGTGGGAGCTATGGATAAAATGGGTTCTACGACTACAGCCAGTACTCCTAAAGTAAATAAATTTGGAACTGATGTAAGTAGAGCACCCACAGGTTATAACGTTACATCTACAGCTTCTGGCTCTACACTAAGTAGACAACCACAAATGTTTAGTCTTTATAGGAGATAATTATGTCAAGAGGAAATATTGAACAATTATTAAATGTCGGAGAAAATATCCCCTTACAACAAGTGTCTCCTGGAACTCCTCAGTTTAGACAAAGCTCATTTCAAGGTGGACAGGTTCAATTAGGTGCTCCTACTCAACAAGTTGGACCTACTAGTGAAGAAGCTATGTATTCTTCTTTGGCAGAAATTGCACAAGGTACTCAACAAGGACTTGATAACTTTGGTCAAGTATTGGGACAAATTGAAAAAAGAAAAATAGAAGCAGCTAGAGAACGTTTTAATCAAATCTTTGCTAGTGATTATGCTGAAAGTGTTGACGATAAAACCACAAAGACAAAAAAATACCTAAATCCCGAAGAAAAATTAGATGAGTGGAATAACTATATAAAAGAAGTATGGACTCCTTTATCTGGTTCAACGTGGATTGATGAAATAAATACTAAAGCCTATGCTTCTTTTGGTAGTCGTGAAGCTCAAGATTCTTTTGAAGCTGGTAGATATGAAAGAGAAGCTTCTTTGTTTTTTGCAGATCCAAAAAATAGCCGTAGATTAAATCAAAATTCTCCTACTGCTAAAATGGAATTTGATGCTTATTATTCTTCAAAATATCCAGCAGCTACTAGTAATTACTGGTTTAAAGCCCAACAACAAGAAAACCTTTCACAATATCAATTACAAGAAGATAGCACAGCAAAGCAAGCATTAGAAGAATCACTTAGTGAAATCCTTCAACTACCTCCTTTAGAGATTGCTAAAACCATTGCTCAAAGTAATTCAGATGAATCTGCTGAATTAAGAGATCGTTATGCAGTTTTGTATAAGGATATTCTTCCTAGTATTCCTGCTGGGTCAAATCAAAGAGAAGTTGCTAGTAGGTTAATTAATTTTTACAATAAACAACTAATAGAAAATAATCCAAATCAGTACCAGCCTCATACTCTTTTAGAACTACAAAGAGCAATTCCAAAAATTGCTATGCAACATGCGGAACACGTTTTAAATATTAGGTCTATAACCCATATTGAAGAAAGAAGAAATGCTGCTTCTCAGTCATTAAACTTAGCAAACACTAGAATGATGGACCCCGTTTTATGGGATTCTTCTAAAACAAACTTCTTTAAATCTGTAATTAGTTTTACTCCTTACTCTGGAGTATCAAACGTAGAGCAAACTAATGCAGTAGCGGCAGCAGCTGGTTCTATTTGGAAACAAGGATACGATACATCTACACAAGCTTTAAAAACTAAAGTAACTAGGAATGGTGGAGGAATTCCTTTAAATTCAGTTTTATATGAAGAATTCCCTACTTTAGATAACTTTAAACATGGTGAATCAACATATCTAGGTAACATGTCTCCAAACAAACAAATCGAAACAATTGCTGGTTTTGTTTTAGAAGAGGCTTTAACTGATCCTGCTACAGCCAATAATTTAATGCGACTATATGGAGTAGATAATATTCCAGACGTAATTAAAAGATATCGAAGTTCTGTTAATGCTTATATAGCTTCTTCTAAAGAAATTCAAGAAGCAAATAAAACTTACTACACAGAACAAGACCAACAAACAAATAGAGTTATGGCTGTAATGGAACAACATGGTGATCTTCGTCGTATTGAACAAATTACTACTGATGCTATACAAACTAGAGCTGAAAGAAATAATCTTCCTTTAGATTTATTTAGATCTATTTATGTTACTGCTTTAGAATCTGGGGAAGATTTTAAAGGTGATTTTAATCTAGACATGTGGTATATGGGATTGTCTCCAGCAGATAAACAAAGAGTTGATGCTGCTGCTATTATGTATGGGTCAAATAGACAACAATTAGAAACATCTGCTAAACAAGCTTTTGCTTTAGAATTAAAAGCTATTGATATAGGTAGATCATTAACTGAACAATTAAATGTAGCTCAGGAAAAACAACAAGAGGCATTAGATAAAAACATTAAAGAGAGAAATGAACATGCCTCAAAACTAAATAATAAATTAAAAACCTTTAATATAGACATTACTGATCCAGTTAGCGGCAGTGAAACAGGTGGGGATTTGGTTTTATCATTTATTGAAGGTCGGTCTATTTTTGCTGAAGATCCAACTACTAGAGAAATTAAAGAGTTATTAGTACCGATTTATGAGGCGTTTCAAAACACAGAATCACTTCCAAAAAACGCAGATGGAACTATTAATTATGAAGAATTAAATCCTGTTCAAAAAGCTCAAGTTGATTTATTAGGTAAGCTTAATGAATGGCAAAAGAGTGAAATTCCATCTGAAAAAGAACTAGCCGAAAGACTTATGAGTGGAGTTTATGGTTTGCAAGTAGCTATGAGTGAAGCTAGAATTATGATGGAATCACAGTGGATTGGTTTACAAGAATCTCAGCATAAATTAAATAAACCAAACGAAGAGTTTGATACTGAAAAAGCAAGAGCAGATTTTAATGGAACTTTTAAAAATTATGAAAAATCTGTTTTAACTGGTGGTTTTAGTTTTAATGGACAGTTTAGTAACGAAAAGGCTTTAAATCCTGATGGTACTTTATCGCAATATAGTTTTAATTGGCTTGCATCGGCTTACACTTTTGCTTATAGATCTGGACGTGCTGATGATCAACGAGTAACTGGAGTTCAACATAACGAACAAATAAGAACTACAACTGAATCATTGATAAACGCTATTAGTGTTAATAATAATCCAGATGATTTTATAAAAAATCCTTCTAGTGTCTTACCGTATTTGGGTTTTGTTATGTTTGGTAAGGGTTTAAATAGAGCGATTCAAGAACGAGGTATTTTACCAGCTTCGAGTGGAGCTGGTTGGTTTGTAGATCGTATTGCTATGATTGCTAATGGAAGTAGTGGAATTAATATGCAAGAAGCTATAGAGTATTTTAGTAGTCCTGACTTTAGAGCACAAGCATCCTATATTCAAGCTTTACCGTTTGTTTTTTCTTCGTGGTCACGAGATAGTTCAAATCCAGCTCAAAGTATATTTGTTAGAACAGCTGCAACTCAAGATCAATTTAACCAAGCAAATGCAGTTAGATTTACTCCAATACTCTTTGCCCGAGCTGCAATAACTCAACCTAGTTTAGAATCTTTAGGTATTTCAGACCCAAATGAAATAAATATTAATGATATAAAAAATACTCCTGAAGATTTAAATATACAACTTAATACAATTATTGATGGCAAAACTTTATCACCAAAAGATCCAGAATGGAATCCAAATTTAGCTTTTGTACTGTTTCAAAAATCTGGACTTGTTCCAGAAAACATGACTAAAGAAGTATTTGCAATGGAGTTACAAACCCGTTTTCTTGAAGGATCTATAGATTTAACTAATCAAAACCTTGACTCAGATCAGTTAATTAGATTAGCTTTTATAGCTTTAGAACGATTTGAATTAGAGCAAGATAGGGGATTTAGTAATGCAGTTAGCATGGCAACAAATCCAAATATTGGAATTGATTCGTCAAGTTTTCCATTATCTGAAGGTAAAAACAAAACCTCAGAATTTTTAGGATTCTTGGGTGGTTTAATGGGAATTCACGCAGGATATGAAACAGCAGCAATTGATCAAGGTAACTATACTATTGGTTATAATGATACATATG